AATTTCTTGGCTAACGCTACTTGTGTCTTCGTCAGACGCACTTTTTTAGGCGCGGTGCTACGCGTTGCCGGAGCAACTACAGTCGAAGGTTTTGTGCGCTGGGCGGGTGTTTCCTCGTCTAGCGTTGCATCCCCAAAGTATTCTGGGAATCGTTTTTGCATCGTACTATCTATACGACGGTAATATTCATCAGATGTAGGACTGATCCCACTTCTAACTAATTTTTCATGTAAGCCTAATGCAAGGCTTGTCATTTCTTCATCAGAACCAAACCAATCATTCTTTTCTTGCCAAGCAAGAGCTTTAGAATCAGGTTTTGGTACTTGATTTTTATTTTGCTCTATATATACATCTTTTTCAGGTTCTTGTAAAGCATTTTTAAATCGAGGTTCATAAGCTTGTGCTTGAGACAATCTTAATTGAGCATCATTCATTTTAGCTTGAGCTTCAACAATTCGATCAGTATCACCTGATTCATAAGCCTCACGATAATCACGTTTAGCTAAATTTAGTTGATTTTCTAGCCCAGATTTAAGAGTTTCAATATAAGTCTCTTCACCTGAACTTAAAGATGATTTAAGTTTTTTATTTTCTTCAGCGATTTGCTGAGCGAACCTGATTGCTTCTTGTCTTTCACGATCGGCAGCTTCTTTAGCACGTCTTTCGTCATGCCAAACTTTTTTAAGCTGAGCCATACGTTGTTTAACGCGTTCAGAATAATCATCGAGCGTATCTTTTTCTAATTCTTCTACCACTTCTTTAGGTAGCGGATCGCGACCTTTGTCTTGTGGAGGAGTATCATCTTCTATCTCAAGATCAAGTTCATCTTGTACTTTTGCTTCTACCTTAGTTTCTTTTTTAGGTTCAGCTTCTTTTGACTCTAGATCAACTTCTTTTTCATCAGGTAGTTTAGAACCTGGTATTTCATCATCGTCTGGATATTCAAATACAATATCGCCGTCTTTTACTTCAGCCATTTAATATCTCCTTATGCGCGAGTGTAGCCGCGTGGATCTTGCACCACACCTTCTACAGTATCGTCGTTAATAATGCGGAATTCTCTTCCGTGGATTTTAAATCTAGTACCTGCGTATGCACGTGTTAGAACAAAATCACCCTCTTTACACCATGGACCAGTAGGAAATCTTGATTCATCTTTATAAGCTAAATCACCTACTTTTACTACAAATAACACAACTGTAGAATGTTCCTCAATAGTTCTAGTTTGTGCTGCTTTAGCTAGACCACTTTGATAAGTTTCTGAAGCATCAGGAATAGCACATAAAATCTTGTATCCTTTTGGTTCAGGTAATTGCAAACCGCGTTCTTCAATTGGTATATCTTCTACATCTACTTCATCTACTGTCGGAATATGAATTGGTTGACCAGATGCATCAACTATATTCTTATTCATTGTGAGTATGTCACTCATCTTCATAAGTCTCCATTCTTTGTGCGAGGTCTTTAATAATACCTTCTGCTACGGATAAACCTCGTATATATCCGGTCATATTTTGGTACGAAGCAAAATCTTTTGCTGCTCCGTCTCCCAAATTCATTAATACTGTTTTGCGCTGATCATCTATTCGAGACAATAATAGCTCTAGCGTTTGGTCCATTTAGTTACTCCTGTGGTTTTTGATTCCTTATATTCCTAAGTTCTTGTTTTTTTATTGTTGCATCTAGCCCTAGTTTTACGCTATCTAATGTTCTTTGGGTTTCTAGTTTATTTTTATCTAATATAGCTTTTGCTGATACTTCCATACCAGATAGTTTTGTTTCTGCTTCAGCTTTTGCTTTTTCTAACTCAAGTTTACCTTTATCAATCTCGATATCAGCCATTGTTTTTTGAGCTCTAATTTGTAAGTCTTGAGCTTTTAGTGCTAACTCTTGTTGTTGCATTTGAATCAATGGATCTTGTTGCTGTTGTTGAATTTGTTGTTGCTGAACTTCTGCTTGATCTTTAGCTAATAATTTCTGTGCTGCGGATGCAGTTAATCTAGATAATTCAACTTCAACATTTTCAGGTAATGTTTCGTCAGGGTTAGGTAATGGGACACCTAATTGCTCTTCTAATTGTTTTCTATATTCAAACGCAATATGTTCATTGATGTGAGCAAATGCTGCAGCTTGAATTTGTTGAGCCATCGGGTTTTGTCCAACCATCTGCATAATCTTCGGATCTTGCATCGCCGCCATGTGAACTTTGATATGCGCTTCGTGATCTTGATAGATAAATGCTTTGACAGGTTTACCATTAATCATCGCCATATTTTCTGATACAGGATCTTTAGGTCTTTGTTCTTCTGCACTCGGAATTAATTTGCCAATATTCTTAATGCCTAATACTTCTAACATTTGTTTATTAAGTTCTGGTAAATCATAGATCTGTGGATTAGCTTGAGCCATCTGCATAACAGCTTGATACTGAACAACTTTTTGTGACATAGTTGCTGCATTTGGGTCGCTTACTGGGATCACATCTACATCATCATAGTCAGCTTGTTTAGCACGACGATCACCTATTTCAGGATCATATGAATATTCTTTAGGTGTGTAATCTCTAATAATACCTTTAAGAAGTTTGAACTCTTGTTTCATCGCATAGTAAATACGCGCTTGGATTGCTGATGTTACTTTGAGAGTTCTTTCTAATATAGCTAGAGTTGTACCGACGGGTGCGTTAGACGACATGTCAGATACTTTTAGTCCTTCTGCATTAGCAAATGCACGACCTTCTTCGATGATTTGATTCATCAATTGATTTAAAACTTGTGAAGGTTCTTTGTATGGAAGAGGTAAGATGTTGTCACGGATAGCGCCACTTGGTACATCTACGTCACGGAATTCACCTGGAGCAATCGGAGTGTCATCGCCTTTAATTCGTAAGCCTCTTGATTTGAGACCACCTGGTAAATTACTTAGTGTACCAGCGTCAACAAGTTGACGTAAAAGCATAGTACCTGATTTAGCAAATGCTCCGATTAAATGAATTAAACCAAAACAATAGAATCCAAAACCAGGTATATAACCATAGTGGACGAAGTGTTGACGTTTAGCTTTTAGTTCATCATCTGGGTTCCAGTTACGACGTATTGCTAAGATTGTGCCTGTACCTTTTTCAATCGTTACAACATAAGGTAGTGCAATACCATCTTCGCTGTCACCATTTTCTAAATCTAAGTTTACATGCATCTCGAGGATCTTATATCTGTCATCCTCTGTAGGATTAAATCCTAACTTCTCTGCAATCTTTTTCTCAGCTTCGTCAACATCTAAGAATGGTTCACCTAAATCTACATCACGATAGAATCCTGCTACTTGTAGTTTACGTAGTTCATTCTTTGTTTTTCTCATCACGTGTGTAACACGCTCCGCTGTTTCTAAATTAGATGCACCATATGGAACTACAATGTCTTCTGCAGTCACATACATCGCGACTTGGCGATTTAGTGATGGGTCATAATAAACTTTTTTGAATGCATTACCTGCAAGACCTAATCCCCACAACATTCTTTCATGCTCAGGTCTATACTCAACCATCACATCAGTAAGTTGATAGTTCATGTCTTCTTGAACACGTTGTGCTGACTCTTCTTTCTCAGGAGTTTGCTTACCAACGATTTGTGTTTTTACTGGGCCTGCTGCTGGAAATGTCTCCATCATAGTTTCAGCTTGGAACTTAACCAGCGCTTCTGTCATCAAGGGGTGGTACACATTGCATGCCCCAGGCCACGGTTCTGTGCGATCTTCTACTTTAAGTCCTAGTAACTCTAAGCCTTCCACATAAGTAGTTAACCAATCTTTTCTTGAATTAATATCGGCATCATATTCACCAACAAGATCACCTGCTAATTCTGTAAGTTGTCCTTCATCTAAATCTTCTGCTAAGTTAGCATTAAATTCATCATTTTGTTCTTTGCCAGGAACGATTGTAATCTCCATACTACCGTCATCTAATGTAACAGAATCTGGATTCTCAATCTCGATATTCATATCAGGCTGAGCCATTGCTAGCTCTTCTATACCTTTAGGTGCTTGCGCTAAACTTTTATCTATGTCTGCCATAATCTATCCTTGATTTGTTTCATTACTACTTTGCGTTGTGCCGGTGTGTAATCTAACCAATTTGCTATTTCTTCTTCCGTTCTTTTACAAGTTTTGCATATTTGTTTTTCATCATCTAGTTCACATATGTTCTTGCACGGTGTTACTATTTTCTTCATACCAAGTACAATCTATTTCTAGAACTCTTGAACCCTGGTATATCTTCAGCTTCGTCACTAGGTAGTTTAATGAAGCCACCTTGTCTAAACCGCATTAATGCTAGTGTCGTGCTATCAACCAAGTCATCATTCGCACCACTAGGAAAATCATTACATTCCTCTATTACTTCATGAGCCCATCTATGATCAGGTGCCCACACGATTCCACTTCTAAATAAATCTGATACAGCATTGACTCGACTTATTTTGTCTTGTCCTTTACCTGGTGTAAATTCGCCAACAGGAATACCCATCCGTCTAAACTCTTGATAGAGTGCAGCACCGTTAGATTTCTTTTCAACTAAGAACGCATCAGGCTCCCACTCTTTATATTCTTCAATACAAAGTTCTTTAAGCTCTGGAAACTCTAGACGTTTCTTAATTGAATTTAGTAGTATTATATTATAGTTATTGGTTTCTTCGTTAAAAAAGACGCCCCAAGTAGTTAAAGCATTATAGTCAGCCCTATTATTAGACTCTTGCGCCGCGTCTAAACTCATAATTTTAAATTCACAATAAGGTGGATTCTCGTCTTCCCATATGTTCCACCATTCTCTTTTAATCAGCGCACCCTCTTCTGATACAGGGTTTTGCATGTATTGTGAGTTCCAATACCTAATATCTAATGCAGCTTTCTTAGCGAGTAACTCATTTAAAGGCCAGAAGTCAGGCCAAAGAGACTCCATCTCACCTTCTTTATTCTCTATAATAGCAGGAAACTCAACAACTTCCCACTGATCTACGTCGTCATTCTTAATCATCTGGTTCACAATCTCACCAGTTAGGTCTAACTTAGACCATCTTGTC